TGTATCTGGTTCAGGTTACATTGCATGTTTACCATTTTATGTAACAAATGCATCTGCATCTTTAGACAATACAGCAGATAATGTAGTAAACAAATATTTACTATATGTTACTGAGCAAGTAACAGGTTCTCTAGAAACAATGGCCCCTGGAGCAACTTTTGATATTACTGAAATCCCAATGATCTAAAAAATATGACAACACAAACCACACCACAAGGAGGAGTAGCTATCGAACCGGTAGTTTATCCATTAAACCAAGGTACAGCTACATTTATGACTGTTCTAGTATTAAATTTTTCAACTGAAGCAACAACTTGTACAACGTACTGGCAATTGCTAACAGATGAAGGAAAACAACTTGCACAAGGAAATTACACGTTAACTGAAGAGCAATTCGCTGCTTGGGGACAAGATAATAACTACGTGAACGAGTGTGTAGCTGAAGCTATCGAGGTAACAATCCTATAACATTTAAATGGCACTTACATTAAACAAAATTGGAATTACAACAGGTAATACTGTTGAAGCATACCATGTAACTCAATCTATAGATGCTTTTACAGGCACTGTAGCATATGATATTTCTTTATCTGGTTCGTTTAATGTAACTGGGTCTGTTGCTAATGGTACTGCAGACAATGTAGCCAATAATTTTTCTCATGCCCAAGGTCAAACTAATGTAGCATCGGGTTATACATCACACGCAGAAGGATCTAATAATTTTGCTGTTGGTGTAGCATCACATGCTGAAGGTGCTCAAAACGTAGCACTTGGAGGTGCTTCCCATGCCGAAGGACAACAAGTAACATCCTCAGGTGGATGGTCACATGCAGAAGGATACCAAACCATATCTTCTGGGTCATATTCCCATGCTGAAGGATACCAAACTATTACTATTGGAACCGCAGCTCATTCTGAAGGTTTTTTAACCTCAGCTTCAGGTGATTATTCACATGCTGAAGGTCATTTAACTAGAGCAACTGGATTATATTCACATGCTGAAGGATCAGGTTCTTTAGCATCAGGTACTGCTTCATTAGCAATAGGATCCCAAACAACAGCTTCAGGAACTATATCATTTGCTTCAGGTTTCCAAACAAAAGCATTAGGACAAGGTTCATTTGCTACGGGTTTATTAAATACTGTTGCTGGAGCATATTCATTTGTAGGGGGATATGAATCTTATATCAATTCAAACTTTAGTTTTGCTTTTGGTTTCCAAAATTCTGCATCTGGTCAATATAGTGTAGCTTTAGGCGATAATACTAAAGCAATCGCATATGCTTCATTTACCTCTGGTAGAGGAACTATCGCCTCAGGATCTCAACAAACTGTAACAGGTGAATACAATACTCAAGGAGATACAACATCTTTATTCATTGTAGGAAATGGTAGTTTAAGTACCCGTAGAGATGCATTTAAAGTAAGAATGTCAGGTTCTATTGTTTTACCAACTACTCAATCAGCTGCCCCAACATGGACTGGCTCAAATGGTGAAAATCAATAAAACCTAATAAATTTTTAAATTATGTCAATCGTTTCAGAAAAAAAGTTCTTAACAGAAGAAGAAAAAAACACATTGAAAGAAATTCAAACAAACACTCAAGCACTTATTGCTGAGTTGGGTGAAATTGAATTAATCAAAATCCAATTGGAAGAGCGTCACGCTAACGCTAAAAAATTCTTAACCGAACTAGGTGAAAAAGAAAAAGAATTCACTCAATCGGTATTTGACAAATATGGTAAATCCAGTATCAACCCTGAGACTGGTGAAATTACTCCAGTAGAGTAATTTGGATTAAGTGCACTATATTTATAATAAATGAAATGCACTTACATATATCTAGTAGAAATATCATCTGATCAAGTTTATATCGGTAAAACTGTTAATCCCAAATCTAGAGAGTATTGTCATAATTTAACACATGGTAAGCAAATAAAATTTGGAGTAATAGATCAAATTCCTTCAATTAACTCAAAAGATTGGAAACCTTTAGAATGCTATTGGATAGAACAATTTAAACAGTGGGGGTTTGTAGTTTTAAATAAAAATAATGGAGGAGGAGGTACCTCATTTAAGTCTCCTGAGTCTATTAAAAAAACAGTATTAAAACTACGTAAAAAAATATACCAATACAATACAAACGGGGATTTAGTTCATTTATGGGATAGTATAAAAGAAGCTAAACAAAAATACCCTGTTGATATAGATGGATGTCTAAAAAAGAATACCAAGCTAGCTGGAGGATTTATATGGTCATATTCTCCTCTTCAAGACTTTTCCTTTCATCTTACCCCTCGACCAGGTAAATTTGTTAGTCAATATGATATTAGAGGAAATTTCATTAAAACTTGGAAAAGTGCTAATGAAGCTGAAAGACATTTTAATTCTAAGCCAGGAGATAATATAGCATCATGTTGTAGAAAAAAACAGAAAACAGCTTATGGATATTTGTGGACTTATTAATATTTATAAATAAAATATAAACATGGCAGAAACTGTTATTTCGTCACCTGGTGTATTAGCAATAGAGAACGATCAATCATTTGTAACTCAACAACCTGTACAAGCAGGTGCTGCTATCATTGGACCAACCGTTAAAGGTAAAGTAGGTATCCCTACTTTAGTAACATCCTATACAGATTATTTAAATAAGTTTGGTGCTACTTTTCTTAGTGGAAGTAGCACTTATACTTTTTTAACATCAATTACAGCATATAATTACTTTGCTGGTGGTGGAAATACTTTATTAGTTACTCGTGTAGTAAGTGGAAGTACAACAACAGATTGGACTCCTGCTACTTCATCATTTATTTCTGCATCTGCACAACCCGCAGGTGCACCATATAATACCAATGTTTTTGTTTTAGAAACATTATCTGAAGGTATTATTATGAATAGTGTTGGCCCTACAGGCTCAAATGATACATTACTTTCTGGTTCCTCAGAAAATTACAGATGGCAAATTGTTTCTCCTGATACAAATAGTGGAACTTTTACATTAGTACTACGTCAAGGAAATGATTCAAGTGTTCAACAATCTATTCTAGAAACTTGGGGTCCTCTTTCACTTGATCCATTTGCTTCAAACTATATTGAAAAAGTAATTGGAAACCAAGTAGAAACTATTCAACAAGACAATGGAGAGTATTATCTTCAAATGTCTGGAAGTTACCCAAATCAATCTTCTTATATTCGTGTTAAACAAGTAAACCAAACTACTCCAAACTATTTTGATAATGTTGGAAATCCTAAATCTCAATATACAGGATCTATCCCAGTAACTCAAAGTGGTGTATTTGGTGATGGAAAAGGAAATATTATCCCAACTGGTACTCCAGGTGCATATTATGAAAATATTTCTAATACTAATATCCAAGGTTTAACAGCTAACGCATACACTGAATCTATTTCTTTATTAGCAAATAAAGATGCCTATAACTATAACTTATTAGTAGCCCCAGGTTTAATAGCTGACCCAACAAATTTCCCTTTACATAACAGTGTAGTAAATCAAATGATTACTTTAGCTCAACAAAGAGGAGATTTTATGGTAGTAACCGATGTAGTAGGATACGGATCTAATATCAACCCAGTAGTTACTAGTGCACAAACAAAAGATACTTCATATGCTGCTGCTTATTGGCCTTGGTTATATACAGTAGATCCAAATACTTCTAATTTAGTTTGGGTTCCTACAGCAACCATGATTCCAAGAGTATACGCACAAAATGATGCTATTGCTTATCCTTGGTTTGCACCTGCAGGCATTAACCGTGGTATAATGACATCTGTTGTTAAGACAGAACGTGTATTAACCCAAGGAAATAGAGATTTACTTTATAAAAACAATGTAAACCCAATTGCAAATGTTGCTACTGCTAACGGGTCTGCAATAACAGTATTTGGACAAAAAACGCTCCAAAAAAGAACTACTGCTTTAGATCGAGTTAATGTACGTCGTTTATTAATTGAACTTAAAAACTATATTTCTCAAGTAGCAGATACATTTGTATTTGAACAAAATAACGAAATCACACGAAATAACTTTTTATCTTTAGTTAATCCTTATTTATCTTTAGTTCAACAACAACAAGGCTTAACTTCATTTAGAGTTATAATGGATGAAACAAATAATCCTCCTAGTGTTGTAGATCAAAACCAATTAATTGGTCAAATTTATTTACAACCAACAAGAACAGCTGAATTTATTATACTTGATTTCAATATATTACCTACTGGTGCAACATTTCCTTCTTAATAGCATATTTTAAGGAAATTTTAGATATTTATAATAAAAAAATACAATGGCAAATTTTACAGTTTCCCCTGGAGTAGCAATTAGCGAAATAGATAATACTTATTTGACTGGACAACCTGTTCAAGCTGGTGCCGCTATTATAGGCCCAACAGTTAAAGGTCCAATTGAAACTCCTACCTTAGTAACCTCATATTCAGATTTTGTAACAAAATTTGGAGATACTTTTATTAGTGGTGGCCAATCTTATTCTTATTTAACTTCAATTGCTGCTTATAATTACTTTAATTACGGAGGAACTTCATTACTAGTTGCTCGTGTAGTAACTGAATCAGCTAACTGGTCTTCAGCTCAAAGTACTACAATTTCTAATTACTTAAATGCAACTTCTGCTTCATTTGTTTTAGAAACAATTTCTGAAGGTACAACTATGAATAATTCAGGCTCAAATATGCTTGGAGCTTCTGGATCTTTAACCTCAGGATCATTTGATAATGTTCGTTGGGAGATTACAAATTCAAATACTGGATCAGGTACATTTAATGTATTAATTAGACGTGGTAATGACACTGAAGCTAATAAAACTGTACTAGAATCATGGAACAATTTAACACTTGATCCTAACTCAAACCGTTACATTTCTCAAGTAATTGGTGATCAAGTACTAAACTACAATTCTTCTACGAACCAAATGGAATTATCTGGAAGTTATCCAAATATGTCCCAATATGTTCGTGTTAAAACAGTTAACTTCCCTACTCCAAACTATTTTGATTCAAATGGTATTGCAGTATCTGCTTACACAGCATCTATTCCATTAAATGGTAGTGGTTCAGCAGGTGGTTCATTTACAAGTGCTACAGGAAATGCAAATACTACTATCAATTTATATGATAAAATTTCAACTAACACTCAAGGATTAATTGGTGCTAGTTATAATAATATGATTGCATTGATGGGTAATGCTGAAGCATATCAATTCAATTTATTATTTGCTCCTGGTTTATTAAATGATACTCATACCGCTCAAGTTACAAACATCATCAATAATACAATTGCTAGAGGTGATAGCATGTATGTAATGGATTTAGGAGTATACGGAACAACAGTAGGAGGTGCTACAATACAAGCTCAAACTCGTGATACTTCATATGCTGCAACTTATTTCCCTTGGGTTCGTATTATCGATCCAGGAACAGGAAAACAAGTATGGGTACCAGCTTCAACAGTAATTCCGGGTGTATATGCATTTAACGATAAAGTATCTGCCCCTTGGTTTGCCCCAGCAGGTATTAACCGCGGTGGATTAAGTACAGTTCTTCAAGCTGAATTGAAATTGACACAAGGTAATCGTGACACGCTATACAGTAATAATATTAACCCTATTGCAACATTACCTCAACAAGGTGTAGTAGTATATGGTCAGAAAACATTACAAAAATCTCAATCTGCTTTAGATCGTGTAAATGTACGTCGTTTAATGATTGAATTAAAATCCTATATTCGTCAAATTGCAGATACAGTAGTGTTTGAACAAAATACAATCACAACCAGAAATTCATTTATCGCAAGAGTTACTCCATATTTAGAAGGAATCCAACAAAAACAAGGATTATATGCTTATAAAGTTGTTATGGATGATACAAACAATGGCCCAGCAGTAATTGATCAAAACCAATTAATCGGTCAAATTTATATCCAACCAACACGTACAGCTGAATTTATTTCGTTAGATTTTATCTTAATGCCTACAGGAGCTGAATTCCCCGGATAAAAAATAAAATATTTAGATATTTATAATAAAGAATTAAACAACATAAAATGGCAATTTTAGATCAAAATCAAATATTTTTTACAGCGTTTGAACCTAAACAAACAAACCGCTTTGTCCTTTATATGGATGGTGTTCCATCATATTTGGTCAAAGGTGTAAGCGCAATATCTCTATCACAAACCCCAGTTCCACTTAATCATATTAACGTTCAACGTTATGTGAAAGGAAAAACCATTTGGAATACAATTTCATTTACATTGTATGATGCAATTACTCCAAGTGGTGCCCAAGCAGTAATGGAATGGGTACGTTTAGGCCACGAATCAGTAACAGGCCGTGATGGTTACTCAGATTTCTATAAGAAAGATATTACGTTCAACGTTATCGGACCTGTAGGTGATATCGTTTCTGAATGGATTATTAAAGGAGCTGTTATTACAAGTGCTGGGTTTGGCGATTATAGCTGGGATGATGACGGAACTATAGTAGGACTTACTGTTGAAGTACAACCTGACTACTGCGTATTGAATTACTAATATTAGGTTAAACAATAAATAAATAAGAGCTCCAAAGAAATTTGGGGCTTTTATTTTCTTTTAATATATTAGATCTATGAAAAAACTATTTATATTTCTTTTATTGGCCTTTGTAGGATATGGTCAATATTGTCCTGCTTTAGGACCTGATCAAATATTGCCTTGTGGTGTAGGATCAACAACTTTAACCGCAAATTTAAGTCAATGTGGTACAGGCACAAACCCCAATCAAACAACAAATTACGGTGTTTCTAACATACCATATGTTGCTCAAACAAATACAGGCACTCAATTGTTTATGGGTGATGATACTCAACAGGGTCCATTTAATATTGGGTTTACATTTTGTTTCTTTGGACAAACATATACCCAATTTTATGTAGGTTCAAATGGTTGGATTTCATTCTCCCCAGGACAACCTACTACATTTACCTCCCAACCTATTCCAACGAATAATTTTTTAGTACCTAAAAATTGTATTATGGGTCCTTGGCAGGATTGGCATCCTGGTATTGGAGGGCAAATTAGATATCAAACAAGTGGAGTTGCACCTTGTAGAAAGTTAACAGTAAGTTGGACAAATATGCCAATGTTCAGTTGTACTTCTAATCAAGGCACATTCCATATTGTAATTTATGAATCATCTAACTACATCGAAAACCATATTCAAAACAAACCCCCTTGTTTACAATGGCAAGGTGGAACGGCAACCCAAGGAATTCATAATGCTGCCGGTACTGTAGGAATTGCTGTACCTGGTAGAAACTCAACTGCTTGGATCGCTACAAACGATGCTTGGAGATGGACACCATCAGGACCAGTAGTTACTCCTACTTTAACATGGTATCAAGTTGGAAACCCAAATCCAATTGGAACAGGTCCTACTATTAATGTAACTCCAAATGGACCAACTCAATATACTTGCCATTTAACTTACCCAACTTGTAACGCTGGTTGGTCTACTTGTAATGGAGGTACTGGTTTAGGGCCTGATACTGTGTTAGTTGTTCCTGGCCCACCAATTCCATCATTAGGTCCTATTAATGGATTAGATACAATATGTTATTTAAGCTCATACGAAATGTATGATGTACCTGCAATAGCAGGATACAATTACTTGTGGAGTAGTGTTGCTCCTATTACTTCAGGACAAGGAACCAATATCGTTACAGTAGATTTTAGTTCATTCCCTGCAGGATTTATTCCAGGAGCTATCCAAGTAATCCCAGAAGCTAATGGATGTACTGGATTACCTGTAACTATTGATTTATTTATTTTAAACATTTTACCTACAATTGATCCTATAGGACCATTTTGTGAATACGATGAATTTGTTATTTTAAACGTAAATCCTGTTGGAGGAATCATTAGTGGTGTGGGTATTATAGGTAATGAATTTTTTCCATCAACCGCAGTAGGAACAAATGTTATTAATTATGAATATACATTGAGTGGATGTACTTTTGATACAACAACTACTGTAACAGTATACCCTCAACCAACACTTGATTCAATTTCTCCATACAATCCATTTTATGAAATTTGTGAAGGCGATTCAGTAGTAACTTTATTTACTGCTTTATCTAACTTACCTGGATATAATGAATGGACGTTTATA